CACGACGCTCTTCCGATCTACCAAACCGAACCTCTCACACCTATCCATGATGTGCAAAAAGAGAGGACTTTTATAAGGAAGGGTAGCTTAGGCGGTCTGAGCGGTGGACTGAAAATCCACAGGATGGGGGTTCGACACCCTCCCCTTCCACCAAAACAATTATTTAGAAAGGAAGTTTCTTTATGCCAAGAAAGGTAGTCACTCAGAAAGAAGCTGCTCCGGTTTATAAATGTCTCTGTTGTGGCTGCACTAAAAAAGAAACTGAATTTTATCGTAGCCCATATTCTAAGACATGGAAGCAAAGCAATCAGAGAGTGTTATTTTGTAAAAACTGTTTAGAACAGTTGTTTCATGATGAATCAGAACAATATGGCGTTGAAACAGCGTTTGTTATTGCACTTGCCAGATTGGATTTACCATATTACAGAAATCTGTATGTAAGTATGGTAGAGAAATATGGAGCTTGCAACATTGGATCGTATGCCAGATTGATGAATGGAACACAATATCGTGATGTTTCGTGGGTAAATACCATCGTTGACGGCGAACTTGAACGTACTATCAATGAAGTAAGAGAGCAGCGTGAAGGTAGATGGGGCAAATCAGATAAAAATAATATGTATGCTGTTATTTCAATGGTAGGATATGATCCCTTTGCAGATCTTGGATTGACTGAGAACGATAGAAAATATTGTTTTAACGTAATGGCTGGGTATTGTGCTATCCCTGGCATTGATGAGGATGGACACAAATTAGAAAGTGCTGTACAAATTACACTTTCAAGATTACAGTGTAAACAAATTGATGACATGATTTTTAAAGAAAGCTCTTTGAAAAATCCAAATATAAAAACATTGGATACTTTGAGTGCAACTAAAAAAGGTCTGCTTGATACGATCAACCGTATCGCTAAAGATAACAACTTATCATCTGCTTACAATTCCAGTTCTTCATCTGGACAGAATACATTGTCTAAGAAAATGAAAGAATTGGCTGCCGATGACTTTAAAGCAATACAAGTGAACGTATTTGATATTCAGACATGCGCTGCCATGAAGCAGATCGCTGATTTAAGTAATCAAAGCATCTTAGAACAGCTATCGCTAGAAAGCAGTGATTATATTGAAATGATTAAAGAGCAAAGAGAGATGCTTGGGAAAATCACTACTGAACGTGATGAGCTAAAAGAAGAAAACAGAAATCTAAAGAACAAGTTAAATGATAGTGGCGGTGATATGTAATGGAAATATATATCCCTACCCCATCAAAACAACTATCTCAAAAAAAGCTAGAATCATATTACACCTATTCCAGAATTATCAACGAAGGACGCAGAAATCCTATTTGGTTTGCTGAAGAATTTTTAGGAATTAAATTGATGGATTACCAAAAATGGTGTTTTATGGAGAGTTGGACACGTCCTTATGTTTTATGGCTGATGTGTCGTGGTGCTGGTAAAACTATGGAAGCTGCTGTGTATTTAGGTACACGCATGATTTTAATTCCTGATTATCATGTGTATATTTCGACATTAACAGCAGCACAGTCTATTGAGGTATTTAAAAAGATTGAGGATATTGCAAAACAACGTATCCCCTCTTTAAAGACCTGTACTGATATTTTGATGATGGAAGTTGAAGCTAATAGCCAAGGTAAAGGTGATGGCTTTGTTCATGATCCGGCTGGACATACCTTTAGGATGTATAATAACTCTAAATTAGTTACCCTATCTTCTAATGTTGATGCTCTTAGAGGTAAACGTGGATCTGTATTTTATGATGAATGTGCTTGGCAAAGTGCCGTACAGCTAAATACAACAGAAAACTTTACTAACGTTGACTCTGAATTTGGATTGGGCGTTGGCAAAATTAAATGGATAGACCCTATTGCAATGCCATTACAGCTTATATATGCTTCTTCTGCTGGTGATGCAAGCTATCCATTCTATGATAAATACAGAACATTTTCAAAAAAGATGTTCATTGGCGATCCTAACTATTTTGTATGTGATTTGAACGCCAATACAATCATCAATTATTCAAGTGTAGACGGAGAAAAGATTAAATCTCATTTAAAACAGTCCAACGTGGACAAGCAAATGCAGGAAGATCCAGACGCAGCAAGACGTGAGTTATTTAACCAGTTTACGACTGGCGGCGGCGAGGATGCTGTTGTGAAAATGGAAACGTTAATCAAAAACTCATATGTTCGCCCTCCTGTATACCTAAATGATACTAGCGAACGGAAGTTTATTCTCTGTTATGACCCTGCAAGAGCTTATGACGGTTCAATATTAGGCATATTTGAGTTAATTGATGATAAAGACAAAGGTTTAACCTTATCTTTAGTAAATATGGTTTCAATGGTGGATACTGAAAGTAAGAATAAAACTCCAATGCCGATGACAGATCAAGTAGAAAAAATCAAACAGCTTATGATTGATTACAATGGTGATAGAGCTGTTGACTGGGAGAATATTGAGCTTTACATTGATGCTGGTGCTGGCGGCGGCGGTTTGAGCGGCGTTGCTGATGCTTTACTTGCTGATTGGAAAGATTCTTATGGTAAGAAACATCGTGGTGTTATAGACCCAATACATAAACAATATGAGTCGTCACGAAAAAAATACAAAAACGCTGTTCCAATTGTACATCTAATTGAACCAAACCAATACAAAAGAATTATATATGATGCTTTTGAAAAGATGTCAAAAGTAGATTTGATTTCCTTCCCTGAATATGATGGGAGGGAATTTTTATTATTGCAAGATGGTGATAAAGAACCATATGAATATCGCTTGTCTAAGGAAGAAGTCCTTTCTTTAAAACAATGCAGTTTAGCAAAGAAAGAATTGCTATATATGTGCCGTAATGAAACTAGCAATGGAAATATCACATATGAACTTGCAAGAGATAAAAGAAACACCATGCATGATGACAGAGCTTATGTATGTGCATTAGCTGCATATGCGCTTGCAACAAAACGCAGGACTCAGCTTTTAAAGCCTGATATTAGTCACACATCAGGTAAAACAGCATTTCATATAAGACAGCCGAGATTATATTAGAGAGAGGGGTGAATTGAAATGCAAACAGAAAAGAAACCATTAAGCAAAGAGGAACAGTATGAAAGAAATAGATTAGCTTTTGCAAAATTAGCGTCTGTGACATTGAGTGACATCAAAAAAACTGAAACAAGAACATATCAGACATACACAAAAGATAATTATCGTTCTTACATCCAAAACCCAAAAAGCAATGAAAAGGACTTGCGTAATATGTCTAGGTTTTTCTACTTAGTCAGCACATCATACAGAAGGCTTTGTAAATATTATGCAGAAATTCCTTTACTATACTGGACTCTTACCCCTCAAATCGATATGCTTTCGCCGCAAGATCCTGAGAAGATAAAAAAGGCTTACCAAAAGGCGTTAAAGCTGCTCACTAATATGAATATGCAACATGAATTCAGAAAAGTGTTGACAGTAGCATGGCGTGAAGATGTGTATTATGGATATGTCTATAATAGCAGCGATTCATGGTTTATAGATACACTTGATCCTGATTATTGCAAAATTGTACAAGTTGAGGATGGATGTTTTAATTTTGCATTTGACTTTTCTTATTACGACAAGTATGTCTATAAATTAGAGTCAGCAGACTCTGAACTGGAATCAATGTATCAAGCATATAAGAATGATATGCAAAATATGAGATGGCAGATCTTAAATCCGAAAAAGACGATCTGTATTAAAGTGAATGATGATATGCCAAGCGAAGTAATTCCTCCTATGGTTGGAATCTTTGAGGACTTAATTGATTTAATAGACTATCGCTCTCTCATTCGCAATAGAGAAGAAATTCAAAATTACGTTCTTCTTTTGCAGAAAGTTCCTTTATACGAAAAATCAGAAGGAATCGACAACTTTTTACTTAACATGGATACTGTAACAGATTTTGATGCAAGATTGGCTGACAGTGTACCTGGTCAAGTTGGCGTTGTAACATCACCAATGGATATTACAACTATTCAATTTAAAAATGATGCGCCTGAAGCAGATATCTTATCAAAAGCAACCAGAACTATGTTCGATAATGCTGGTACATCACAGATGTTATTTAACTCCGATAAATCTGGTAAAGTGGGACTTGATGCTTCTATTAGAACAGATGAGATGATGGCATTCGATGTTCTCAGACAACTAGAACGTTGGGTTCGGCGGTATTTAAAACAAAATACCTCTAGTGTGAAGTTCAATTTTGAATTTTTAAATATATCTGGATTTAATCAAGGATCATTTATTGATTACCAGACTAAATTAGCTACACTAGGAGTTCCAAATAAATTAATGATGTGTGCATCAATCGGCGCAGATCCATTGCAGACTTTATCTTCTGCATATGTTGAAAATACCATATTGGAATTACATAATCAATTCGTTCCGTTACAAACCTCTTATACTCAATCAGGAAATGATGCTGGTCGTCCACAAAAAGATGAAAGCGAATTAACTGATTCTGGATTGCAGACAAGAGACGATGGCGAGAATGTAGACACAATAGAAACATAGGAGGTGTGTAATGAGATTTATTTATACTACTGATATAGCTACTAAAGAAATACTCGAAAAGACACTTCCACTAGTTCAAACGTATTCGTCAAGTAAAAGCACCTTTTGGTGTTTTGAGAATACAGGAGAATATCAATTTGATAAACAAGAGGAATCACTTAAATTTGCATTAAGTGACACTCTTTTGTTTTAAGCCCTGGCAAAAGCTGGGGCTATTTTTATATGTGTGGAGGTGAATGATAAATAATGAGAAATATGAAAATTCCGTTCACTTCTTCCCTTTTAAACTTAACAGAAATCAACCCTTCATTTGATACAGGAATTATGCGTGTTGCTTATACTGGACGCAATCGAAATAATTCATTTATTTCAAAAGCTGCATTTGAACAATGCATTGAATCAATTTACAACGTTCCTGTTGTTGCAAATTACACCAGAGATGACAACTCAATTGGTGGACATGATATGGAGCTTGTTCAAAAAGGTGACGAGGTTAAACTGGTTGCCCTTACACAGCCTGTAGGTGTTGTTCCTGCTGGTGCAAAATGGTATTGGGATCTTGTAGAAGATGATAGTGGTATTCATGAATATCTTTGTGTAGAAGTTCTGATTTGGAAACGTCAAGAATGCTATGACAAGATTAAAGAGGACGGATTTGAAAAACAATCTATGGAAATTACGGTCACTGATGGCGAAATGATAAACGGTTGCTATGAGATTCGTGAGTTCTATTTTACTGCTCTCACCCTGCTTGGTGACGATGTAGAGCCTTGTTTTGAGTCGGCTGGTTTAACAATGTTCCAGAAGGACTATTTTGCTGAAGAACTTCAAAAAATGAAGGATGATTTTGCGAAGGAATTTTCAAAAATAAATCAAAAGGAGGAAGAACAACCAATGGATGAAAAACTAGCTCTAATTGAGCAGTATCATTTTAAGCTGGAAGATTTAGAGTTTAATGTAGATGAGCTGTCTTATGATGATTTAAAAGCTAAACTGGACGAAATGACAGCACAAACAGATCCAGAGCCGAAAGGTGATGAAACATATTCTCTGAATCTAAATGAATTTTTAGATGAGATTTATGCACAGCTTGATACTGTAAAATATGTTGATCGCTGGGGTTATGAATCAGTGAAATACTGGTTTATGGACTTACAGGACAACGAAGTAATTTGTTGCAATTGCGAGGATAGATATCGCACTTACGGCGTTCCAGTGGTTATATCTGGTGATAAAGTAACTTTGGACTTTGCTTGTGCTAAGAGAAAGAAAGTGAAGTACGAAGATTATCTGGAAACAGACACCATGCCTGAAGATGCTCAGTTTGAAAAACTGATCGTTGAAACAATGGAACATGCAATTTCTGAGAAAGATAATGCAAAGACTGCTTTTGCAGAATTGACTGAACAGTTTAATACTCTCAAAACAGATATGGAAGTTGTTCAGGCAAAATATCAGGAATTGTTTAACGCTGATGAACGGAGAAAATACGAACAGCAAAAAGCAGAAAAAGAATCTGTATTTGAACAGTTTGATGATGAACTTGCAAACGAAACTTCTTATCAGGAATTGAAATCCAACATGGATAAATTTAGCTGTGAGGAACTCCAAGAAAAATGCTACGCAATTTTTGGAAAGAAGAAAGCAACTGCTGTTTTCTCTACAAAACCAAATAAGAAACCTGCTGTGATGGTGGGTACAACACAAGGATCTTCTGAGTCGAGTGCTTATGGAGATCTTTTTGATTTTAAGAAAAAATAAGGGAGGAATTTAAAATGGCAAAACATGCTGTATTTGTGTCTATCAAACTTCGTTCTACAAGAGCTGGACACATTCTAAACTTTTTAACTGAACAAGACTGCGATAATGGTACAGTCTGGGCAAAAGGCGATCAGGTAAAAGGTAGTGTAAATAGAGAGATTTATAAAGCAAAACAAGCTACAATTGGCGACAAAGTATATGTTGCTGGTTCTGTGCCGATTCTGCCAAGAGCAAGAACCAAAGCAGAAAATGCTGAAACTAATTTTTATAATGAAAAAGGTTCTACAATGAGAATGTATGCGCTTGAACCAGACGACATGTATGAAGTATCTACTTCTTTAGCAAAAGCAGTTAGTGAAAAGGTTGAAGTGGGTCATTATATCATCATTGACACTGCCGCTGCTGGTAAATATGAGGAAAAAGCTGCTGATGAACCAACTGCTGCATTTGAAGCAATCATTCGTGACATTAAGACTTATGGCTACGGCGATGGTGCGGATACTCGTATGCTGCTTGAAGTAGTCCGTAATGGTTTTTATGGTCAGCAGGCATAACAGAATGCAAAGGAGTGATACATAATGGATATGAAATTTACAAAACTGATGATTGATACTGCAAAAGGTATCAACGCAGAAAATTATTCTATGACTGATTCTAATACAGCCATTCGTAAGCGTTTTGCTGAAATTCTTGGTGTAGATGAACATGCTTCACGCAAAGAAATCAGACGTGCGCTGCGCAAACATAAAGATGAGTTCTTTGAGGTTATCGAAGATACTATTGAAGATTTAAGAGTAAGCGGCTGGGGCAACAATCCATTCTTCATGGAATACGTTGAACAGAAAAATATTTCTCTTGGTGACATCAACGAATTCTACGTTGAGGACGACTCTATGTTGACAGTATCCAAATTCTCTGGTAATCATCATGATTTGATTCGTCAGAAACTTGGTGCTGGTCAGACATTCTCTATTCCAACAAGCTGGTATGGCGTTAAAATCTATACTGAGTTTGAACAGATGATGACTGGTAAGATTGACTGGGCAAGTTTCGTCCAAAAAATCTATGTTGCATGGGATAACTTTGTTAATGGTATGCTTTATACCGCTTTGATGGATGCTGAGAAATCTCTGCCATCTGAATTCAAAAAGACTGGTTCTTTGACTATGGAAAACGTAGAGGAACTTGCAACTCTCGTAGGCGATCAGTCTGGTGCAGAAGTTGTTATTATCGGTACTCGTACTGCTTTGAACAAACTCTACAAGCTGTTTGATCCAAACTGGATTTCCAACGATATGAAGAATGAGCGTAACTCAACTGGCGTTGTTGGTTATATCAATGGTATTCGTACCATGATGATTCCACAGGTATATGAAGCTGGTACACGTAAACCTTTAGTTGACAACAAGACTCTGCTCTTTATGCCTGTTCGTCCTGATTTCAAACCAATCAAATTTGTAAATGAGGGCGATCCTTATTTCTACGAAGTATCTGATAGAGAAACTAACGTTGATATGACTGTTGAAGCTGAGTATCAGGTTAAAATGGGTGTTGGCGTTGTTCTCAATCTGCATTACGGCGTATACAAAGAAATTGCTTAATTTCAAAATTTTAGATTCCCACGGTGCTTAACACCGTGGGAAATTTTTATTTTAAAGGAGTGAATATTCTTGGCAGTTACCAAGAAAGCTGCGGCAAAAACCGCTGAAACCAAAAACCAAACAATTCAAAATACTGAAGCAGCAACTGTGCCTGACACATCAGCGGCATCTCCTGCTCCAGAAAAACGCACATATAAATCTGATGATGTTATTCCATGTCGTAGTGTAACAGTGGGCGAACTGATCTGTGAGTCTAAAAAGCACCGCAGCCAGATGTATCGATGGATGAATTACGGAGATATTTGTGAGGTTGAATATCAAGATCTACTTGCAATGAGATCTATGAAATCAGCATTTATCTATAATCCGCAATTTATCATCCTTGATGAGCAGTTAATGAATGATTGGAAATTAACCGAAATTTACAATCAGTTCTTAGGATTTGATAATCCAGATGAGTTATTTAGTTTGCCATCTAATGAATTGAGAGAAAAACTGAAAGAAGCTCCAGAGGGCTTAAAGTCTGCACTACAAGATATGGCTGGTCAGTATATGCGTGAAGGCAAAATAGACAGTTTAAGTGTTATTAAAACATTAGATGAAATGTTGGGCATCAGCTTGCAGACATTATTAACTGAGCGATAAATGGTGGTGGTGTGTTATGGGTACACCATATTCTGCAATTTATAAAAGGTTCTTACAAAAAATCACTGACTACAAATTGCTCTCACTTCCGGAGGAAGATGTTGAGGAAATCTTATATGGATACTTGACAAGTTCTATTGTAAAATTCAGAACAATCAAATCCGATTTAAGCAAAAGAGATGACGAATCTCAGTGTTTTGAAGATACATTATTGGATGTTGAAATAGAAATTTTAGCATTACAAATGGTGTGTGAATGGGTAGAACCTCAATTAAACAATGAATTATATACCAAACAGTTTATTGGAACAAAAGAAGAAAAGTTCTTTGCTCAATCAAATCATCTTGAAAAGCTGCAAACATTAAGAAATGATGCTGAATTGAGAAGTAAAAAATTACGTCGTGATTATAGTTACCAAAATTCAGATTATTTCAAACGATAAGGTGGTGAGTGTATGCTTGAACTTTATCGTAAACGTTTGGGTATGTATGGCAATAACATGAATGAAGCTATCATGAACATAAACCAAGAAATCATGGATCAGTGTTTTACTGCAACTACAACATATAAAAGAGTAAGAATAGGCACAAAATATTATGATGCCAGATTCATGAGAGATGTTGCAGACTCGGTAGAACAATCCAGCGGCAACTATGTTATTCAGTTCCGAAATGATATCACCTTCCCTATGGGCACATACATTTACATTCCAAATCGTATGGGCAAGGAAGAACCTTGGATGCTTGTATCAAACAAAGACGATGTTCAATTTCCTAAAAATTGTATTTTAAAATGCAATTATACACTTAGATGGCTTTCAAAATACAAACTAATAGAATATCCTGTTGCAATTCGTATAAAAAACAGCTATACGGATGGCGTTAAACAAGGAGAAGAATTTAATCTTCTTGATAATCAGGCAATGTTTTGGATTCCATATAATGATGATAGTATGGAAATAACTTATAACATGAGATTCTTACTTTCACATAATCCAAAATACCCACAAGCATATTCTGTAACCAAAATCAATGACCTTGTTCGTCCTGGCGTTATAGAAGTCACTTTACTGCAAGATCAGCTTGGCACATACGACAACGGTGAACTAATGTGTGCTGATTATAATATCTCTGAATGGATATGTGATATCAATTTAATGAACACTGGATCTTCCCTATCCATTCAACCAGAAACATCATTTCAGTTAGAGCTATCTGGTGTAATCAATGATATGCCAGTAGATATGTCGTATTTTACCTTTACATCAAGCGATCCATCTATCATTAAAGTAGATAAAACTGGGTTAATTACAGCCGTTGATGTTGGTGATGCAGTGATTACTGTTACATTAGGTAATACATCCAAAAAGATTTCTGTTCATGTATCAGCAGAAATGGAAGATGTATATAACATTGAAGTTGTTGACCCTGATGGAGATTATGTTTTAAGATTACGATTTGAGAAAATCTTAAATGTTGTGATATACAATAATGGCGAAGAAATACGATCTCCAAATTTTGAATGTGAGATTATTTCAGGTCAAGATTTTGCTTCTTATACAATTGCTGAAAATCGTATTATCTTAACTGCAACGCCTGATTTGAACAACATTGGGAAAATTATCTCATTGAGAGTGTACAATACAGAGTACAATATTGAAAGTATACAAGACATTGTTGTGAAAGGAGTGATATAATTGGATACCAATTCCTTTCAGAGCAAACATGTAGTGTTAGGAAATACAATATCTGAAATTAAGGCAAAAATAATGTATCGTTTGATAGAGGACAAAGATCTCTGCAAATTACTATATTACGATACGCCTGATGCTTTAGATCAAGATATTACCAGCAAACAGATTTTAGATTTGTTTTTACCTAAAGAAAACAATTCCAAACGCAGAATTTATTTAAAGCCGTACCCAAACCAAGTTACATCAGTTAAAAACTGTGAGATTAGAATCCATATGATTCGCATGAAAGTGGAAACAACACCATATGTTTATCAGCCATATATTCAGATTGATATTTTTTGTCATAATGACTTAACTGATCTTAATGACGGAATTAGTCAACGCCAAGATGTGTTGATGCAAAAGGTGAATGACTTACTTGCAAACTATCACTTGGATATCGTTGGAAATATGAATCTTGTTCAAATTGATGATTGGAGTATGCAAAATTCAGCGTATTTGGGATATAGTTTATTGTTTACGGTAGGAACAATCAATATGTAATAGATATGAATATTGAAAAAACATTTGCACAAGAATTAGCTTGGGGTGATCCAATCATATATGATGGGATTGTGCTACACCCTGTTACAGTACAATACATGATGTACTTTATGCAATGTGTTAGTGTATTGCAAATATCTCCAATGGAATTACCTGATATTAAGTACAAATCAATGTCAAGATTGCAGTTTATTTTGGAGTGTATCAGAACGTATGGCACTGCTGAAGCAACACCATTTACCGATAGTGTGCCTAAGTTATTTATGATTCTGATGAAAATGATATTAGGAGAAAATCAATCATTTGGATTGATTAACCCTAAAGATCATAGATTGGATGGGAAAATCATTCGGATTGTAAGAGAAGAAAATGGGAACACAACTGAATTGATTTTGACACCAAAAAAATTTGAAACTTTCCGCAAGGTTGTTTTAATACAAAATGGCATTGATATCAGTGATGAAGAATTAGACCCCATCATGCGCCGAGTATATTATGAAGATATGAAGCGTATTCAGCAAAGAACAGGAAATCAATCATCTATTACTGATGAGGATAAGTTGGATTTATTGTCACTACATAATCATTGCCAACGCTCTGATTTAAAATCTATGACAATCAGAGAATACACATTGAAAATTGATAAATTACTTGCAAAAGATGTTTATTTAGCTCAATTAAATGGGCAAATGTCTGGTTTTGTAAAATTCAAAAAAGAACCTAGACACTGGCTCATGAAACAAACAAATAAAGAAAAGATCCTGAGTCATTTCCGCACAGAAGATGATATAAAAGGATTGTTAAACGATAAAGGATAGCGAAAGCTATCCTTATTTTATTAGGAGGGATTTTACATGCCGAATAATGCTGAGATCCTAGCTAGTAAAGCTGGACATGACTATTGTTCATCTGTATTTGATGGTTTTTTCTATGATCCGGCTGGCAATCTAGTGTTTAAAGCACTTGCTAACACTGATGCATCTGTTGAAGTTTCAACAACAAAAACAGAGAAAAAGGCTGGCGAGGGTGGTGCAACTCTGTGGACAGTAATTTCTGACAGAAGTGTAACTGCATCTATGACAGCAATTGATATTCAGACCGAATATATTGCTGCAAACCTTGGTGCTACCATTCAGATTACTAAATCTATATTCTTAACAAATAAAGAATTTAGAGCATCTGAAGGTAAGGTTACTTTACCAGTAGTTCCATCTGATAAAAAGGCTACTGTTACAATTAGGGGTAACGATATTGTTATTAGTGGTGTTTCAGGTACTGAGCTTGATTTAACCGCATATGGAATTACTAACGAATGCGTCAACGTTACTTATCTATATGAAGCTGATGGTGAAATTGTACCAATTCCTGTAAGCTCTAGCCCTATGGTTGGTAGACTAATTTTGAAAACCAAACTGTATCGTTCTGGTGTTGGCGAAATTGGTGAAACTGGATGGGATTTCCCACAATTCCAGCTTGATGGTAACTTTACACATACCACTAATACTTCTGATGGTGGTTCATTTGAAATTACTGGTTCTGCTCTGAAGGACAACTCTGGAACATCTTGTGATGGTACTGGGGATACATACGGTAGATACTTCAAACATTACTATGATGAAGAAATGCTGTACAAGTTCTCATCTATCATTGCTACACCAAGCGACACTGTACTGAGTGCTGGAGAATCCGAAACTGAACAGATCAAGGTTTATGGTATGCGTGGAAGCAATATTGCAGAAGTTGAACTTACCGATGGTGTTACCTACACCGTAGATAAGGAAACATATGCTACTGTATCTCCATCCGGTTTAATTACCGCAGTTGCAGAAGGTAGTGCTGTTGTTACTTGCACATATAAAAATCTGATTGCTAAAGTAAACGTTACTGTCACAGCATAATGGTTACTTGTAAATTTCAAAAATACAAACCAAAAGAACAATTTATCAACCGTGACAAAGGGTATGACAGAATTATGATATCTTGTGCAATATCAAAAGAGTTATGCCCTGCACAAGTTGAATGTTCCAGTACGGAACAATTTGTGTTAAGTACTGATAAGGTAAAGTATTGTAAAAATTATCAACCGTTAATGTAGGGTACTTATGTACCCTACATTTTTTTAAGGGGCGATTATGCAACAAAATCTATATTTAACTTCTCCTATCCCCTGCTCTGTCAACCATTATATGAAACCACGTCCATTCTTAATGAATGGTAAACCACAGGTTACAATGTACGAAACTGCCGATGCAAAAGAGTATAAAAGAAATTTTATTTCGTATGTAAGAACTGCGGCGAAAGAACAAGGATTTATTATGTCTGATAATAAGTTTCGTCACTATTATGTAGATTGTACCTTTTATTTTCCTAGAGTTGATATGGACGCAAATAACTATTGGAAATTATTATTTGATGCAATTACTGAATCTGAATCAGTATGGATTGACGACACACAGGCGTGTGAAAGAGTAAATAAAATTCTGTACGACTCGCAGAATCCAAGAATTGAAATACATATACATCCGGTTGGTTATATTGGTATATTTGATAACCAAGAACAGTTAGATCAATTTAAGGGTCGCTGCATCCAGTGTAATAGATACAAAGAAGGAAGATGTAGTATTTTTATCAAGGCTTTAGAAGGTCGTATACAGGAAGATATTGCAGATGGAATCTGCCAAAAATACAAACAAAGAAAGGTTTAGTTACAATGAAAAAAATAACAAAAAATACACTTAAAGCATATATGAACTCTTTTGATAGTAGCGTATATCCAATCTCATACAAAGATAAACAATTTGAGTTAGAAGTTAAAAATCAATTAACTCTATCAGAAATCTCAGCCATTGTAGAGGAAGTTGTTTCTGCATGTTTTGTTGATAATGTATTCCATCCTGAGTATGTTGATGTTGTATTCTTTTCTGTTATTGTAAACAGATTAACTAATATCGATGCTTTCACCTCTGATAATGAAACTATTGATTTGGAAGCTATGACACAGTTGCTATATGGAACAGACATTTGTGATGTACTGTATCGTAATAACAATATTGCGTTTATCCGCAAATATTGTGACGAAGCAATTGAATGGAAAAAGAAAACCATTCTTAAACACAGCAAACTAGATGACTTAATTGACCAGTTCTCTGAACTTGCCAAAACTTTTCAGGATGAAGAATTTCAAGAAGCTATGAAACAGTTAATTGAATCTCAGAAATAACTGGAGGATTTGCTATGAGAAAGTGCAATGAAGATGAGAATGCTGCTGTAGTCACAGAGGATGTTTCAATGTCGCCGGAAACATATCAATATTTCTTAGGATTGGAAAATAGACGTATTGTTATCAATGAGGAAATTGGATCTGATCTTGTAACGAAAGTCATCCTTCCCCTACTGGATTTTGATAATGATGGTTCTGGTGAACCTATTGAGATTTTAATCAATTCCGTTGGTGGATCTGCTTTGGATGGGCTGGTATTATGTGACATTATTGATAAACTCAAAACGCCAACCACAATTACTGTACTGGGATATGCATTTAGTATGGGGTGTATTATTCTAGCCGCCGGAAAACATAACCCTAATGTTACAAAGGTGTGTTATCCATTCTCAGTTGCCCTACTTCATGATGGAAATAATTCTTTAATGGGCAGTGTTGGAGATGTTAAAGACACCTATAAATTCTATAATCGCCTAGATAAAAGAATCAAAAAATATATCCTTGCTAATACAGAAATCACTGAGGACGAATACTGTGCAATGGAACGTAAGCAGTGGTATATGGATAGTGAATGTATGCTTGAAAAAGGATTAGTTGATGAAATCCTTTAAGGAGAATCATATGATTAAATTTTACGATACTTGCGCCCTCTTGAATTTACAAGAGGACGCTTTTTTAGAACCTTTTGCTATTTCTTCAATAACACTGTTAGAAATTGAGGATATTAAAACATCACGAAATAAAGATGAAGATGTTAAATGGAAAGCCAGAAACATGTCAAGATTACTCACTGAAAATCCTGATATGTACACTGTAAAGGTTATGTATAATGAGCAAGCGATTGATCTGCATGAGTATTTGATGCCAAATTCTCCCGATGGATTGATTGCATTCTCAGCTTATTTATTTAATGTGACTACGCCAATCATTTTTGTATCTGATGACTTGAATTGCAGACATATTGCAAAACATATTTTTAAACTAAACACAGAAGGATCATCACGAAAAACAGACAATGATTATTTAGGGTATCGTGAACTTACTCTTTCTGATGAAGGATTGACAATGTTGTATGCAAACAATGGACTGTTTACCAAAGATATGTATATTAACGAATATATGATTGTGCGAAACGAATCTGGTGATGTAGTAGATTTGTTGAAATGGAATGGTAAAAATTTTACTAACGTTATTGCTCCAAAGATTAAATCAAATGAATTTGGAAACGTTAAACCATACAACGGTGATGTGTATCAAAAACTGCTTCTTGATAGCTTTGATAATCATCAGATCACAATGGCAAGAGGTGCTGCCGGTACAGGAAAAACTTATCTTGCACTAGCATACTTCTTTTCTTTATTAGAAAAAGGAAAGATTGATAGAATCGTTGTATTTTGCAATACCATCCCTACTTTACATAGTGCCAGAATTGGATTTTTGCCAGGCACTAGAGATGAAAAACTTTTAGAGAGTTCTACCGGAAATATGTTGTCCTCTAAATTAGGCGATCCATATAGAGTGCAGCAACTTATCAATGAAAACAAATTAGTTCTGTTACCAATGTGTGATATTCGTGGTTACGATACAACCAATATGAATGCTGGTATTTTGATTAGTGAAGCACAAAATGCAGATATTGAGCTTTTAAAACTGTCCCTACAGAGAATTGGGGCTGATTGCAAATGTATTGTAGATGGCGATTATCATGCACAAGTTGATGATATGAGTTTTGCTGGTGCAAATAATGGTATGCGGCGTATGTCTGAGGTGTTCAGGGGTCAAGACTTATACGGCGAAGTTTGCCTACAAAATATTTATCGTAGCAGAATTGCAGAGATTGCAGAGATGATGTAAATGCTAACTATTCAAGAACAAATTCAAGCATTACTTGCGAATCCACGCAAGGTTGGAAGATTGAAATACGATGATGGAAAAACAATCAATCAAGCATTAAAACAGGAAGCAAAAAGATTGAAACAACTCATCGAAAAATATATTCAGCAATATTATGATTCTTATTATCCAGTAGAGTATATTCGTACAGGTGCTATGGGAAGGTCTGTTAGAGTAGAAACAAATGTAGATAAGTTGCAAATAGCTGTATATTTTGATGACAGTGCTTATCATCCTTCTATGTTCAATAGTCAATATATGAGATTTGTTCCTACGTTAATGGATAGTGGATGGGCATGGAAAAATCAAAATCCTTCCATTTATCGCTTTACATTTTTTGAGGGAGATCAATTCATTAAGAAAGCAATTGATGAATTTAATCAAAATAACAAGTACAAATTTACGATAAAAGTTGAATCAACCTATAATTCAACTTATTATTCAACGTTATAAAAGGGGCTTTATGCCTCTTTTTTTCTTGCATTAAGGAGTGGAAAAAAAGATGGCAAATGCCGATTTAAAACTCTTATTGGCTGCCAATGTCAGTGAGTCTACTAGACAAATCAATAAAGACATTGACAAAATCAGTAAGAATTTATCTAATAAACCAATCAATATCAAACTTGCGATTGACACTAATGATATTTCGCAAACTATCGCAAAACAAATCCCACAGATTTCTAAACAGCTTAATAAAGCCTTTACACAAAGTATTCCTATTACAGTACAATTCTCTACAAAAAATCCTGACTTAAATACTGTCAAAAAGAATTTAAAGGCTCAACTAAGCGACCTTTATAAAGAATTCGATCAGTCTGGAAAAATGTCTGATGAGTTCAAACAACATGTCACTGAGTTAAAGAGAGCTATATCCTCCCTATCAGATGCAAATGGTATTAGTAAGCTCAAAGAAGAATTAAAGGAATTGAGTGCAGAACTTAAAAATGCTGATATCAGTAAATATGCCAACATGCTTCCTAAATTGGATATCCTGAAAAATCAGGCTATCAAATATGGAATAGACATCAATGGATTTGATGAACTAAATCAGGCATATAGATTACTTAATCAAATCAATTCCACAGATGGTTCTTTTAACAATCTGATTCATAGCGATCAAGTAGCATTGCTGAAAGAGTTTAATACAACTTTAGATGCTGTAAATACTAAGATTAAGTCCGTTAAAGCACAAGAGCCACGTATTGATAATGATTATATTGATAATCTGAAATCCACTTTAAATTCTTATCAAAACAAAGCACTACAGTATCGCATCGATGTTGAGGGTTGGGAAGAACTAAAATCTGCTTACGACATCCTAAATAAAATCCAAGCGAAAGACGGATCGTTTGCAAAACTTACTACGGAAGAACAAGTCAGAACTGTAAGAGAGTTAGAGAGTGCAATTGCAGGTGTACAGGGACGACTAAGAGATATTAGTTCTCAAAACACATCTGAACGTTCTTTAGCCTCTACTAATGCGGCAATTAACAAACTTACAAGAGATGTTCAAAAATTTGGTAGTGAATATCAAAAAATATTTAGCGACCCAGTACTTTCTACTAAATATAATGAACTTATCAGTGGATTATCAAATCCAGATAATTTTAATCCTGCTGGTATTTCAAAATTAAGAGATGAGTTTGCTGCCTTTAAAACTGAAGCTGAAGCATCCGGAGCAACAACAAAATCTTTAGGTCAATGGCTATCTGAAGCATATCAAAAATTTGGTGGATGGGCACTTGTAACATCTTCTATGATGCAAGCAGTTCGCACATTACAACAAATGGTTGAAGCGGTGCGTCAGCTTGATAGCGCAATGACTGAGCTTAAAAAAGTTACAGACGAAACTAATGCTACATATGAAAAATTCTTCGCCAACGCTGCTCAGAAAGCAACTGAAATCGGTACTACGATGTCCAATTACATTTCGTCCACTGCCGATTTTGCAAGATTGGGTTATTCATTAAGTGATGCTGAAACACTAGCAAACACTGCATCTATTTATTTCAATGTAGCTGATGGTATTGAAACTATTGACGAAGCATCTCAATCAGTTATCTCCACCATGAAAGCATTTGATGTACAAGTTGAAGATTCAATGAGTATTGTTGATTTATTCAATGAAACATCAAATAACTTTGCTATTAGTTCCGGCGGTATTGGTGAAGCAATGCAGCGTTCTGCTTCTGCTTTAAAGGCTGCTGGAAATACTATTGAAGAATCCGTAGCTTTGATTACTGCTGCAAACACTGTTGTACAAGATCCACTCAAAGTTGGTAATGCCCTTAAAACTCTGAGCTTGCGTATTCGTGGCGCAAAGGTTGAATTAGAGGAAGCTGGAGAATCTACTGAAGGTATGGCTAATAGTGTTTCTGAACTAAGAAAAGAAATATTAGCCCTTACTGGTCAAAAAGTTGATATCATGCTAGATGATGACACTTTCAAATCCACATATCAGATTTTGCAAGAAATGTCGCAAGTATGGAATTCTATGACTGATATCAATCAGGCTGCTGCATTGGAACTGCTTGGTGGTAAAGAGCAAGCAAATATCTTATCTTCTTTGCTTCAAAACTTTAGTACAGCAGAAGATGTTATTACAACCTCGCAAGGTGCAGCAGGATCTGCATTGGCAGAGAACGAAAAACAGCTTGATTCTATCAATGGTAAAATCAACCAATTTAAAGCAAACTTTGAAGCGTTGTCTGCAAGTATGATTGATAGCGACCTTACAAAAGGTGTGATTGGAATTGGTAGTGACACTTTAGGTGGATTAACCGATCTGATTAACACATTAGGTGCACTTCCAACATTACTTGCTACAATTTCTGCTGGATTCGCTGGATTCAAAACGGTTGGTATCTTTACATCTGAGCAACAAGCAAATGCTCAGAATTATATTTCATATCTTAGTCAAATCAAAGACTATATTGTAGATTTTAATGGTTCAAATCGTATTGGCAAAGCACAAAGCATCCTTAGCGTTGATACAAAAGAATTAAAATATGCTGTTTCTATTTTTGAAAATCTTAAAGCTACATCTGGAGATTCGTTTGATGCTGAACAAGCAAAAACAGATGCTATATCGAAAGCGTTTAAAAATGCTTCTCAATCAGCAAAAGATTTTGCAAATTCAAATGATTTAAGCTCTGAATCAGTTGTAAAATTTGTTCAAGGACAACAGCAAGCGATTGGCGTTATGCAACAAACCACACTGGCTTCTAAAGCTGCGGCGGTAGGAATGGGATTGCTCAATGCAGCAATGACTGGATTGGCTGTAGCTGGAGTTTCTTTTGTAATCAATTCTATTACACAATGGATTGATGATTTTATTCACAAGCAGGATATTGCTGCTGAAAAAGTACAACAATTCGCTAACGAATTTGAATCGCTGCAAACAGAACTTCAATCTTTACAGTCTGAGTTAGATGGTGTTAATCAACGTATTGCAGAGTTACAATCCAAAGGCACTCTTATACCTACTGAAGCGGATGAGTTACAAAGACTCAAAGAACAAAACGCCGAATTACAACGAAGTATTGAGCTAAAGAAGATATTAGAGATCGGAAGAGCACACG